TTTACGTCGAGTTCGACTGAAAAGATAAGCCAGGCAAAATTTACAGTAAGTCCTTTATTGAAAGAAAGTCGGTACTTTTCTATCTGTAAATTGGGTAATACCCAGATAGTCCAACTTCTTTCGGTTAGGTCGTTTATATACCAATCAACTGCTGTTGTTACATTCTTAAACATCTAATATCTCCTTTAAATTAGGAGGAAAGTAGTCGGGCCCTTTTAATACTTTTCCATCTTCACGATAGATAGGCCTACCACCTTCCCCTAGCTTTGACATATTGCTTTCGTGTACTTCGAGAAAGCATTCATCTAAATCAATTCCAAAAGCGTGACCCGCCCCATAGACTACATAGAGTAGGTCGGTGAGTGCATCTGCTATCTCGACAATATCATCATTGTCGAAAGCCATCTTTAATTCTTCTAGCTCTTCGTCAATCAGATCATATCGTAGCTGCTGCGTTTGTGAGTCACGAAGAGTAGGTTCATTATGCACCTCCTGTCCGAAAGACTCCATAAAATCTCCAACTGATTCGAAGTTAGATTCTATTCTTGTTTTCATTCCTTTGCCTTTTCTGTTCTCGTATTCGTGCAGCTTGCTTTGCTTTATTGCGTTTAGCACTCGGTTTTGTGTAGTGCCGTTTCTCTTTTAACTCTGCTAAATCTTCTTTTGTATTTCTTTTCAGAATTCTAAGGGCACTGGTTACATTGTTATTACGGACTGCTACTCTCATTAACAATCCGGATCAAAATCAGACCATTCGTCCCTCTCGCTAGGTTCATGGTAGTAGTCGTCATCAAAATCAAGTTCCGGCACTTCCAGTTCTAGCTCAAGTTGTTCAAACAGCTCTTCTGTGTTTAGTTTCTTTCTAGGCATTATCGTTCCTGTCGAATACCCAACCTCGGTCTCTTAAATACTTCGCCTGCTTTACACAAGCATTATAGCTTCGGTCAGGAAATAACGTTTCTAAGCGATCTCTGTCGCTGCTGTGGTAAGTTTTTGACAGTAGTACTCTTTCTTCGTGAGACCACGGTCGTTTAGTGTATTGTTTCATAGTTTTTCCAATTACAAGTATAATTATAGTAGATACAACTTCGAATGTCAAGGATTATTTTTATATGTTGCAAGCTGACACGTAAAAAATATTCCTTGACATTTTATTTGAATTCGACTATAATATCCGTTGAATCTGAATATAAGTAAAACCAAGTTGGCTAAGGAGCTTCTATATGCTTACCCCCGAAGTTATAATGTTGTTTTTTATTTGCGTTGCTGGATGTGGGTACACCAGCTTCAAGATAGGACACCAAAAAGGCATCGAGGCAGCACTAGATTTTCTGCACGCCACTGGTAGAATTGATCTGGAAAAGGATGAGATATTTTATGAGTAAAGTAACAGGAACACATTTAGGCTGCTTGGTAATGATTACTTATTTTGCGTTACAGATTCTAAGGCCGGAGCACCTTATATAACGCCCAAGTGGAGACTGAAGTGAAATACATTAAGTATACGATGGAAGATATTGCCTGTGATGGCATTCTATGTGATTTCATTGGTGCCATGTTGGTACTATTTGGAACCTTAGGGGTGATTGCAGTAGCATGATCGGGGCGGGGTCTAACAGGCCCCGTTTTTAATGGAAGAAAAAAATGGCGTTAGGATTTTTAAAAGAACTAGTAGGCCCAGTAAGTGGTCTAGTATCAGAATTTATTGTAGACAAGGATGAAGCAAATAGGCTCGCACACGAGATTGCTACCCTTGCAGAGAAGCAACACCATGCCGAAGTTATGGCACAGGTGGAAGTAAACAAAACAGAAGCAGCACACAAGTCATTATTTGTGGCAGGCTGGAGGCCGGCTATAGGATGGATTTGTGGTCTGGGTATGTTATCGAATTTTATTATCGTACCTATGACTAATTTTGGTTTAGCCCTTGCAGGAAGTCCTGTGATAGTGCCCCTAATAGAACTAGAGACGATGATGCCTGTATTATTAGGCATGTTAGGGCTGGGTGGAATGCGTTCGTATGAAAAAGCAAAAGGAATTGCTAGAGAAAAATGAAGCGGAGAACACTAATGAGATTAAAAGAAAAGCTACGTAAACAGGAGCAGGATTTGTTAAATCAAAAAGACGCAATCAAGGAACAAGAAAAACAAATAGCTCAAATGATTGGAGCAGAAGCCCCCTTGTTCAAAGATATTTGCCCCTCTTGTGGAGGCGAAGATTGCACTTGTAGTAGATGGGATTGGTATGGAGAAGCGGATGGTATTAACCACAACATATAGAAAACTTTATAAAGTTATGAAATCCGTAAGGATTTATAAAGTTTGGAACAAGCAAGAAAAGGTACGAAAGGAGCAGAAGGCAAATGAACACAGACAAAGTGTACGAACAGCTTAAGATTGACGAAGGAGTTAAGTATGAGATTTACAGGGACCATTTGGGGTATCCTACTTTTGGAGTCGGGCATTTAGTAACTCGGGATGACGACGAGTACGGCGAAGAGATTGGAACGCCGGTCAGCGCCGAACGAGTACAGTCTGCATTTATGAATGATTTACATACTGCTGTACGTGAGTGTTTGATTCTATATCGAGAGTCGTATTTTGAAGATTGGCCAAGCGAAGTACAAGAGATTTTGGTAAACATGATGTTTAACTTAGGTCGTCCTCGTTTGTCAAAGTTTAAAAAGATGCACGCAGCTCTCAACAATGAGGATTGGTGTGAAGCAGCAAAGGAAGGACGAGACTCTCTTTGGTACCGACAAGTACCTACACGAGCCGAAAGACTTATGAGTAGACTTGAAAACGTTTCTTGACATATTAACCTATAGGTGTCATAATACACACTATGAATATTTTTGTACTTGACGAAGATTTAGATAAGTGTGCAGAGTATCATGTTGACAAGCATATCGTCAAGATGCCTCTAGAAGCAGCACAGATGCTCTGCACAAACCACTGGATAGATAAATATCTTGGATACATACCTAGAAAGCTTACTAGCGAAGAGTGGGCGGTTATCAAGGAAGCGAAGAAAAATCCTGTTAGGGACTTTCCTTATCTTCCCACTATGTACAACCACCCATGCACAATCTGGGCCAGAGCTTCCCTCGAAAACTACGAGTGGCTCTACTGCTACGCACTCGCTCTCAACGAAGAGTATAGATACCGATATGGCAAAGATCATAAGTCCGTGTGCGAAGTCATTATCAAACTACCTGATATCAGTCTACCCAGTACCGGTCTTACCACCTTTGCGCAAGCTATGCCGGACGAGCTCAAGTCCGACGATGCCATCTCCAGCTACAGAGCCTTCTATCATAAGGATAAGGCCACATTTGCTAGCTGGAAATATCGTGAAAAGCCAGAGTGGTGGAACGAAACAGAAGCAGACTACGAGGAAAGAATAACACGATGAAAGCAACAATACTTATACTACTGGTTATAGCCGGATGTTTTGGTTGTACCAATTCAAATGTTTATAGTAGAGGAGAAACACCGCCCTGGTATCTAGAAGATGATACCGACATTCACTGTTCAAACGTGTCCGAAGAAGAGACACAGGAGTGCTTTACCTAATGACAGCAAAACTTATTAGTTCATCAAGTCAATGTGTTGTAGAAGACATTGCCTTTGCAGCGAGAGTATCAAATCCTTCTAATCAGAATAATAGCGATACCGCAGAAAAGCTAGTACGATACCTAATCCGAGAGGGTCACTGGTCGCCTCTAGAAATGGTATCTGCTACAATTGAGATTGAAACAACACGAGACATTGCACGACAAATGCTACGTCATCGTTCTTTTTCTTTTCAGGAGTTTAGTCAGCGATATGCCATGCCCGAAGCATTGGGTAATCCGACTTTCCGTGAGGCACGGGGTCAAGATCCTAAGAATCGACAGAATTCTGTACGACTTGAGGACGGACCAATCCATGCTGAGTGGCTAGTAAAGCAACGAAATGCTTGGGAAGCTGCTCGTACTGCCTACGATTGGGCAATCAAGCAGGGTATTGCTAAAGAGCAAGCTCGTGCTGTCCTGCCCGAAGGAATAACTCCTTCACGTCTATATATGGCGGGCACTATCCGTAGTTGGGTACACTTTATTCAGTTACGAAGCGGAAACGGCACACAGCTAGAACATGCACAAATTGCAGTAGAGTGTGCAGAAGCATTATCAGAAATCTTTCCTATGATTACTGAGTTTGTGGATGGAGCATATAATCCGTGAAGTTTACAATCTATGGAAAGCAAGATTGTGTATTCTGCGATAAAGCAAGACGGTTGCTGAAAAGCAAGAATCTTAGCTTTGACTATATGCAGCTTGACCGAGACTATACAATGGATGATTTGTGGGCAAAAGTAAAGTTTACCACTTACCCACAAATTTTTATGGATGGCTACCATATTGGTGGATATGACAAACTTTATAAATATATAGAGAATCTATGACAGGAAAGAAATATGACGGAGAGAAGCCACAGATGTACCTGCTTCCTCCCAAAGCAATTACAGAGGTAGCAAAAGTATTAACATTTGGTGCCTCTAAGTACGGGCCAGAGAACTGGAGAAAGTTAGATGATCTACAAAATAGGTACAGCAGTGCTGCTATGCGGCATATTTTTGCTCACATCGACGGCAGTGTACTAGACGAAGAAAGTGATTTATCTCATTTAGCGCATGCTATTTGTTGTTTATTATTCAAATTGGAGATAGAGTTAGAGAATGGCAAGAGTAAAAAAGAAGAGCTACGAGAACCTTACATCTGGAAACATTCAGAGAGTTATAGAAGCCCTCCGCCAGGACTCACCTATAACCAAGAAAGAAGCCTGCGAAATGCTGAATATAGCATACAATACGACACGTCTGACCCGAATTCTGGAGGACTTTGAGGAACAACAGGCGTATGTAAAGAAGCGAAAGCAGCAGAATAGGGGCCGTCCTGCTTCCAAAGCAGAGATTCAGGATGCAGTACTTTCTTATCTGCAGGGGGATAACATTAGTGACATTTCTAAGTCCATGTATCGTTCTGCGCTGTTTGTAAAAAATTTGTTGGAGCGTATAGGAGTACCTCAAAGACCCGCTTCTCTTGATGAAAGAGTACAGAATACCTATCTACCCGAGGAGTGTATCTCTGATGACTTCGAGGCAGGAGAGAAAGTATGGTCAGCAGGGTATCATGCTCCCGCAGTTATAGAGAAACGGTTAGACGATAAAAAATACATAGAATTGTACGGATGTCCCTGCTATTCTATTTATATCTTTGAGAAGGTAGACTCTTCCGAAAGTTTCTACTCAAACACAGAACTAGGAGGCTTTTATGCCTATTCTCCGGCCTATGACTTAGGAAAACTATTACACTTGCAGGAGCATGGAGTAAAGCTAGAGAGAATATAATGTGGAAGATTTGGAAATATGCAATTGGGTCGTTTAACGATGAAACAACCCGAGAGTATGATAATCATGTAGCTATCATAAGAACAGTCGTGGTGATTGTAAACTTTCTCACCTGTTTCTTTATCATGGCAAATGTAGTGCATAATTGGTGATTAATATGGGCTTTGCAGACAATGTATTGGACGCTCTTTATGAGGATAATATACACATTACATATACCAGCATTACTAGTGGTAGAGAGCTGGATGGAGTATATACGCTAAAGGGCGATAAAAGAATACAACAACGAAACGCTTCCGACACTATAGTGTGTTGGGATATAAAAAATAATATATGGCAGGACATTCGTAAAGAAACGATTACGACATGGATCCGAGTCATAGATTGGTAGACAAGGAAACTAGGATAGGATTAAAGATAGGACTGTACTTAGTTGCAGGCATATACTTACTTTCAATTCTACTAGTGTTGTAATGGAAAAGATATGGACGACAAAAAAGATGACGTTTATTACAGTGGTTGGTTCTACTGCTACCTTAGACGCGGTAAGTTTAGGTGGCCGGAATATATCGAGTTTTATAGACGACTTGACAAAAATATTTCTTGACAGAAATGTCAATATCAATTATAATAGTTGTCAATAAAGTTAAGGAAACCAATGGGCGACCGATTTTATCAACAGCAAATAGACAGTCTGGGTACTTGCCCGGGCTCCACCCGTAAACCGAAAAGGAAACGAAAAATGGCTTGGGACGACGACAAGAAAGCAGCAGTCATCAAAGATTACGAAGCTGCTGAGCCTACCCCTGAAACTTCAATGGAAATTGTCAAAGACATCGCAGATGAGTACGGCGAGTCACCAAACGGTGTTCGTATGGTACTCAGTAAAGCCGGTGTATATGTAAAGAAAACTCCTGCCCCCTCAGGCAGTAGCTCTTCTGGTGGTGGCGGAGGTACTCGCGTATCAAAAGCTGCTGCTCAAGAAGCCCTCATCGCAGCAATCACTGATGCCGGTCAGGAAGTCGACGAAGATGTAGTATCTAAGTTGACTGGTAAGGCTGCTCAATACTTCACTACGGTACTCACCTCAGTAGCTAACTAATCCCCAGGGGCTTCGGCCCCTCCTTCCTCCTTCTAGTGGCACAGTAAAATACTTTTTGCTAACCTACTATTTAAGGAGATTTTGTGAAAAAAGAGGACTTAGCAAAGCTAGTAACTGAGTACGGTGATGCGATCATCACATATCGAAGTGAAAACTCTAAAAAACTAAAATACAACGTATGTACTTTAGATTTTAGCACTCCATACATTCAGACAAAAACAAACCGGGCAAAGGGGTCTGACAGGACTCTTTTGCTTTTTTGTTGGGACACTGACTCGTATAGACTGCTTAAACCAGAAAATGTAACAAGCGTTGTACCTCTTTCGTCAATTCTACGCAATGGGAAGTAGTTATGGAACTACACGAAGCCCCTGCGGTATATGAAAAAGTCATACACTATGATGAAGCGAAAGAGATACAAGTACGTCTTGTTGTCAGTACTTTTCGGGGTATAGAATACCTACACCTTAGAAAATACTACTTAGATTTTACCGAAGAATGGAAGCCAACACCGGAGGGTGTAGCTATGCAACTCGACTTCAATAACTCCCGAGAATTATTTTCTGGACTTATCGAGATCCTCTCTCTTGCAGAATCAAAGTCTATTTTAGAGGAATACTTTAAAGATTATTTAGACGAGATCTACAAATAATACTTTACTTTTTCTTCTGAATCCAGTATAATATATATTCATTCAGTGGAGAAATACATGCAATTTTTGGAGAAAGCCGCAACCGCTTACTATGCAGGAGCACCCATCATTTCTGATGAGGAGTTCGATGCACTATCAGGCGAGTATGGCTATGACTCTGTAGGACATAATATTACTGATGGTATATCCCATCGTTTTCGTATGTATTCATTGCAGAAGTATTTCTCCCTGGAAGATGCCGGCCCTTTGGTGCCGGAGTATATCAGCTCTCCAAAACTGGACGGTGCCGCAGTATCTATTCTATATGTATCTGGTCAATATGCTATGGGTCTAACCCGTGGTGATGGCAAGATGGGTAGAGACATTACAGATAAGTTGGCTCATCTTGTCCCAGACGCTATCGGCTTAGATGGAATCGTACAGATTACTGGAGAAGTTGTTGCACCTGCACATATTCCTAACGCTAGGAACTATGCTTCAGGTGCTCTTAACTTGAAGGACATGGAGGAGTTTGCAACGCGAGACATTAGCTTTATTGCTTATGATATTGCTCCCAACCCTTTTGTTTACTTGCGTAGTTCCTTTGTAGGTCTTAGACGTATGGGATTTACTACAGTGGCTGATGTTCCTGAAGGGTTATATCCGACAGACGGCATTGTATATCGTATCAACGATAACGAAAAGTTTGCTGAACTGGGCTATACAGACCACCACCCTCGTGGAGCCTTTGCTTTGAAAGAAGTAAAGAGCGGAGTAGTAACAAAACTACTCGATGTTGAGTGGCAGGTAGGTAAGAGCGGGGTCGTAAGCCCAGTAGCAATTCTAGAGCCTGTACAAATCGGAGATGCGACGGTGTCTCGTGCAACACTGCATAACATTGAGTACATTCGCTCACTAAACCTTGAATTAGGTTGTGATGTGGAAGTCATTCGCAGTGGCGAGATTATACCTCGTATCGTCCGACGCGTAGAAATTTAGGTGCAGGTTAGAAAAAATAATTCTTGACAAGAATCTCATTTTCTCGTATAATATACGTTCAATTTCACAGGAGTCTTTTAGTGACAACGATTCAAGTTCCAACAAATTGCCCTAGTTGCAATTCTGTTCTTGAATGGTCTAACGATCAGCTATTTTGTCGTAATCCTAATTGCGATAGCCAGTCTCAAAAGAAAATTGTGCATTTCGCAAAAACTCTCAAGATCAAAGGTCTTGGCCCAGCCTCCGTAGAGAAGCTAGGCTTTGAGGGTGTTGCCGATATATATGACGCTGATGTTGAGTTTCTAGCTGAGAAGCTAAACTCCGAAAAGCTCGCGGAGAAATTGTTTAAAGAAATACAAAACTCTCGGAAGGCTCCTTTGGACCTTCTGTTGCCGGCAATGAGTATTCCGTTGATAGGCAAGACAGCTACTGAGAAACTTTCAAAATGTTCAAACGGACTCTATGAAGTCGATGCGGAAGTTTGTAAAAGTGCTGGTCTTGGCCCGAAGCAGACTGACTCTTTGTTAGGATGGCTAGAACTAAACGACGACCTGGATTTGTTACCTCACTCTTTGGAGTTTGAAAAAACAAGCGTAGAAAGTACAGAATCCCGAGGTGCAGTATGTATTAGTGGCAAGCTCAAGAGTTTCAAAACTAAAGCTGACGCTACACAAGCACTATCAGAGTTAGGGTACTCTGTGAAGAGTTCTTTAACTAAAGAGGTGACTATCTTAATTAACGAAAGCGGAATTGAGTCAGCCAAAACAAAACAAGCCAGACAAGCTGGCATAACTATTATTGAAAATCTTTTAGATTTTATTGGAGAAAAACATGGCATTGCCTAAGTGGACCGAAGAACGTACTGACCAGCTCGTTAGCTTTGTTGGTAACGAATCCCCAGTTTCTCAAGCAACTGTTGCAGAAGCAGCAGAACAGCTTGAAACCTCAACTCGCTCAGTTTCTAGCAAGCTGCGCAAGATGGGTCATGATGTAGAGCTAGCCTCTGCCTCAGCTTCTCGTGCTTTTAGCGAATCACAAGAAAGCACTCTTGCAACCTTTGTGCAAGACAACAGCGGTGAGTATACTTATGCTCAAATCGCTGAAAACTTTGAAGGCGGTGCCTTCTCAGCTAAGTCAATCCAAGGCAAGATTTTGTCTATGGAATTGACTGACCACGTCAAGCCTGCTCCTAAGGTAGAGACTGTTCGTACTTACTCTGAAGCAGAAGAAGAAACTTTTGTTCAGATGGTAAATGACGGTGCCTATGTAGAAGCAATCGCTGATGCTCTTGACCGTAGCGTCAACTCAGTACGAGGCAAGGCTCTGAGCCTGCTGCGTTCTGGTGACATTGATGCTATTCCTCGTCAGGAACACACGAAAGGCGCTGCGAAAGAAGATCCATTGGCAGACTTGGGTGACATCTCAGGTATGACAGTAGAGGCTATCGCAGAGGCTATTGGTAAGACGGCTCGTGGTGTCAAGACTATGTTGACTCGACGCGGCTTGTCTGCCGCAGACTATGACGGTGCTGCAAAAGCTGCTAAAGCTGCGCAGTAAACTATAAAAGGAGAAAGGTTGTGAGCTTTTGCCAGAAGTTCGCAGCCTGTTGGGAGAAAGAGTGAATATTGCTAGTGCGCTCATAAAGCAAGTACTTGTGCTGCAGGATTTCGATACCTGGAGTTCTGTACGCAAAGATTATTTGCCCGCTGAATATCATACGGTATTTAGCACAATTGATAAGCACTATGACAAATACCACTCTCTTCCAACATTTGAAGACTTAAAGTTTGAGGTAAGAGACACCGCAACCCTAGAAAAGCTATACGCTATTCAAAGTGTGGATGTAGATGTAGACGCATTTATGCTTCTGCAGTATCTCAAAAATGAGTACGCCCAAAAGGAAATCTTAGATTCCTTGGAGGATTATATTGATAATTCTGTTGCCTTTGAGGACGCAGAAGAGTCAGTATCGCACCTACATCAGATTGTATTAGATGTCGAAAAGAAAGTAGACCTCGAAATGCCGCAAGAGAGTATGCAACGTATTCCCTTGTTTGAAAATGATGAAGAGATCGGCAAATATCTGCCCCTCGGTCTAAACACCGAGTACGACCACGAGATCCAGTTCTCTCCCAGAGATTTGGTTCTTCTCGGGGGTCGTCGCGGGGCAGGTAAATCTCTAACATGTGCAAACATTGCTCACAATGTCTTTGAGAGTGGTCGTTCGGCTATGTATTTCACTATTGAGATGGATAGTCGTTCGATTCTTCAAAGAGTATGTTCTATTGCTACGGGAATACCCTTTTCTCGTTTGCGAACAAAAAATCTTAGTGTGCTTGAATGGGAAGCAGTAGCCGGATGGTGGGCCAACCGCTATAAGGCTGGACAAGAAAGGTTTGTAGAATACAAAGAACATCGTGACTTCGAGAAATTTCATCATAGCTTATCAACAACTACCGAACTTCTCCCAGATCGGCAGCTTGATGTTATCTATGATCCAGGTCTTACTCTGGCAAAAATTAAGGCCGAATTGGACAAAAAAGTGAAAGCTCTCAACGTTGGCGTGATTCTAGTAGACTATATTAACCAAGTAAAACGTTCGGCTATTCCTTCTCGCTCAGGACAGTATGATTGGACAGAACAGATAGAGGTGAGCAAAGCCCTCAAGTCTATGGCACAGGAGTACGAATGTACTGTTGTATCGCCATATCAGACGGACGCGAGCGGCGAAGCGCGCTTTGCCAAAGGTATACTTGATGCTGCTGATGCAGCTTATGCTCTTGAGACTTATGACCAAGAGGATGCTTGTATGACCTTTAATTGTGTAAAGATGCGATCAGCCGCTATGCGCTCCTTCACCTCTCAAATGAACTGGGAGACTATGAAGATAGGCCCAGAGAGTGCAATGACACCACAAGAGAAAGAAGGGTCTACACACAAGACAGGCGAAGAGATAGACGACGTTATCTAAAATAGTTCTTGACTTTTTCAACTGAATCTAGTATAATATGTGTTCACTTGAAATAGGAGAAGCTATGATTATTGCAGGCAGTATGAACCATACCCCCTCAGGTCGTCGTAAGAAAAGAATTGTGACTAAGAAAAAGAATCCAGAGTTTGTTCCGCTTCGTCCAAAGCCCTATCAACTGTCCGAGTTCAAGCAGTCACAGTGGCAGAAAGACTACCAAGCAAGACCTTATGTGCGTGGGCATATCAACAGCCAAGGTATTGATCCTGCGTGGGAAGCCGAGAAGAAAAGAATCAGTAACAAGTATACTGTAGCACCTGCATATAACAAAGGTGCTTATCAGGTTATTCCCTCCGACTCGATAGATCAGATTGGTAAGTAGTATGAACTTCAAAGAAAAAATGCTCGTAATCACTATGGAAGAGTGTGGCGAGCTTACTCGTGCTTGTTCTAAGATACTCAGACATGGAGTCCTAAAAGATGAAAAGTACATCAAGAATCTAAAAGAAGAACTAGCCGATGTACAAACAATGCTGCGAGTCATAGCATATGAGTATGCTATAGATGAGAAAGAGATAGAAGACCTAGTAATTAAACGAACACTTAAGATGGCGCACAAAGACTACAAATGAATGTAGAAGAACTATTAAATCAAAAGCAGATTCCTTTTATCCCCAAGGGAAAGGATTATGTAGTGCGCTGTCTAAATCCTGAGCATGACGACTCCAATCCCAGCATGAGAATTGACCAGATAGATGGTCGATTCAATTGTTTTGCGTGCGAGTTCAAAGGTAATATCTTTACTTACTTTGGTGAAGCCGCAACGGGGTTACAGCTACGCAAAGAGTTGCTTAAGAAAAAGATTCAGGAGAAGCGAGCTGAGAATGTTGGCCTGGCTTTTCCAAAAGATTATATGCCCTATGTGGGTAACTGGAGAGGGATCTCTCCCAAGACTTACAGAAAGTTTGAAGCATTTGAACACAGTGGTTCAGACTATATTAGTAGAATTAACTTTCCAATACGAGATATATCTGGAAAGATTGTAGCATTCCAGGGCAGACATACTTCGGGCGGAGTTCCTAAGTATAAGTTCAGTCCTCCAGGTGCTAAACTCCCTTTGTTTCCCGCAAGTATAGAACCAAAGCTAGGAGAAGTACTTCTAGTAGAAGGTATATACGATGTAATTAACTTGCATGACAAAGGATTGACCAATGCAGTATGTTGTTTCGGTACAAACAATATCAATGAAGATAAACTCGCTATGTTGCAGATGCAAGGAGTATCTAAACTAGCAATCTTTTTTGATGGTGACGAAGCCGGACAGAAAGCTGCAAACAATGTTAAAGTAATGTGCGAGAAAGTTGGTCTCGTAACTAGGAATATCAATCTCGCAGAGACTGATCCTGGTGCACTTACTGAATCTCAAGTAAATAAATTAGAGAGAAAATTATATGCCTAAAGTTGCATTAGTAGAAACTAAACCCAGCCGCACAAACTTTGCAAGAGAGTTTGATGGCGCATTTGAATTTGACCAGTATCAGCTATGTTCTGATGCAAGTATTAAAAAAGTACTGAAAAAAGACTGTGATATCGACATTAATACAGACTCATATGAGTGGATTGTTTTAGTCGGCAGTGATGCTTTGAAGTACTTTACTAAAATTAATTCAGTTACCGAATATTCTGGAAAGAAAGTAGAAGGTAAGTTCTTGCCCGTAATTAATCCTGCAATGCTTGCGTTTAAGCCAGAAGCTCGTAAGACGTGGGAGTCTTCCAAAGAAAGTATTGTAGCCCATATCAATGGCGAGATTGAAGATGTAATCATCGATGAAAGTATTGCAATGGGTACTCAAGATACAGCAGTAGCCAAGGCTTGGATTCAAGCAGCTCTTGATGCAAATCCAGAGTATATTGCTCTTGACTCAGAAACAAATGGCTTATACCCTCGAAACGGTCACATGATTGGTATTTCTATGTCATATACAGGCAAGGATGGTATCTATATTGATACTGACTGCTTTGATGAAGAGATAGAGGGAATGCTGCATGAGCTTTTCAAGACTCGCAAAGTAATCTTTCATAATGCTAAGTTTGACGTAGCCTTCTTTCAGTATCACTTTGGTTTCGAGTTTCCAGACTTTGAAGACACCATGTTGCTCCACTACCTCATAGACGAGAATCCCGGAGGGCACGGCCTAAAGCAGTTGTCAATTAAGTTTACTCCATATGGTGACTATGAAAAGCCTATGTATGATTGGATTGACCAATACAAGCGTGCGAATGGATATAACCAGGAAAGTTTCTCTTGGGACATGATTCCTTTTGACGTAATGAAAACATATGCAGCTATGGATGCTGTATGTACTTTCCTTCTTTACGAAAAGTTTGTGAAGATTAAGCAAAATCCAAAACTGAAGTGGGTATACGATAATATTTTGATACCTGGAGTGCGCTTCCTTCTCAACACACAAGATAATGGCGTGCCTTTTGACCGTGAGCGTCTTTTGGTGGCCCAAGAGCTAATGCTCAATGATATTGATGAAGCTATACAAGAGCTGTATAAGGTAGATGCCATTCGTCAGTTTGAGAAGGCTCAGGGCAAAGATTTCAACCCAAACAGTACAGTACAACTGCGGTCTTTATTATTCGATTATATCGGCCTACAGCCCACAGGCAAAAAGACAGGCACGGGAGCACATAGTACAGATGCAGAGGTGCTACAGGAGCTAAGTGAGACACATGAAGTACCTAAACACATTCTTAATATACGCCAGAAGTCTAAGATCAAAAACACATACCTCGACAAGATTATCCCACAACTCGACAGGGACTCTCGACTTCGTACTAATTTTAATCTACATGGTACTACTTCTGGACGTCTTTCTTCATCAGGTAAGCTAAATATGCAGCAGCTTCCTCGCGATAATCCTATTGTCAAGGGATGTATTAAAGCTGCACCAGGCAATAAAATTGTTGCAATGGACTTAACTACAGCAGAGGTATATGTTGCTGCTAAATTGGCAGACGATAAAGCATTGATGGAAGTATTCCGTAGTGGTGGAAACTTTCACAGTAGTATTGCTCATAAAGTATTCAGGCTACCTTGCGAAGTAGAGCAAGTGGCAGAATTATATTCAACTCAAAGACAGGCGGCAAAAGCAGTTACTTTTGGTATTATGTACGGTGCTGGCCCTAAGAAAATTAGTGAACAAGTCACTAAGGACTCAGGAACATATTTCAGTGTATCAGAAGCTAAAGAAGTTATTGACGACTATTTTAAAGAATTCCACAAACTTAAAAAGTGGATTGAAGATAATCAAAAGTTTATTGAACAAAATGGGTTCGTATATTCGTATTTTGGACGAAAGCGACGACTACCAAATGTCGCGTCTGAAGATGCTGGTATTCGGAGTCATAGTGTTCGTTCTGGTCTTAATTTCTTGGTACAGTCAACTGCTTCTGACATTAATCTACTAGGTGCGATAGATATGCACGAGCATATACGGGCTAACAAAATGAAAGCTCGTATCTTTGCTCTTGTGCACGACTCAATCCTTGCAGAAGTGCCAGAAGATGAAGTAGACGCGTACTCAGATGCGTTAAGACACTACATTCAGCTAGATCGTGGAGTCTCTATTCCAGGTGCTCCCGTTGGCTGTGATTTCGATGTGCATGAGGACTATTCCCTAGGTAAGTTCGAGAAACAATATGGTGATTACGTACAGTCGCTTGGCTAAGGTAACATTCCCAGTTTTTAGACTGGGTTCTTCCAACTGGCATATCCAGGATGGGTTGCTTTATCTAGATGGACTACTGTTAGACGATAAAAATATGAAAGGAGATACATTGGGCCTGAGAAGGCTTCAGACTCCTCTCAATAATTTGTATAGACTAAACAAATCTTTGGATAGTTTAGTAGGGATACTCAAACAGTCTAATAATACTTTTATAGATAATGCAGGGAATCCTTTTCTTTATGAAAAGACTAGAAACTGCAAACTTATTTATAAAAAAATCAGAAAGATTGAAAGAAAAGATACTGCTGCAGTGCTTTGGCTAGAAGGAATAGGACATCCCATGCGGGTTCCTAGACCTCCTGCCCCAGAAATGGTATGGGCAGCGGTTCTTTATTTAAATGATGCACCTTGGATAATATATGAGTTTTCGGAAACTAAAAAGTCCGACACTCGAAGAAAAGTATAAACTATGGCAAAACGAAACAGAACTCTTGCTGGTGCAAGTCTTGTATTACAAGAAATTGAGCCACTAACTCAGAATCAGTTAATAGCATTTGATAGTGAGCGGCATATGCTGCTCCATGGGGTCGCAGGAACTGGAAAAACTTTTATTTCCTGCTATCTAGCTTTTGACGATATGGTAAAGGGTCAGTATGAAAAATTAATCTTAATTAGAAGTGCTGTTCCTACCAGAGATATTGGCTTCTTGCCTGGCAATGAAAAAGAAAAAAGCGCAATCTATGAAGCTCCTTATAAAGATATAGCTGTAGAGCTATTTCAAAGAGGAGATGCCTATGAGATTCTGAAGACAAAAGGAATAGTTCATTTTATGACAACTTCCTTTATTCGGGGAGTTACTCTCAGAGATGCAGTAATCATCGTAGATGAGTGTCAGAATATGACATTTCATGAGCTTGATTCTATAATTACTCGAGTAGGACAAAACTGTAGAGTTATCTTTTGTGGTGACTTTAGACAGTCTGATCTAAATAAAAATGGCTTGAAAGATTTTGTAAGAATTCTGAAAGCCATGGAATCTTTTGACTTGATTGATTTCGAGATAAAAGATATTGTAAGAAGTGACTTCGTTAAAAGTTATATAACCGCAAAAACCGACTTAGGATTATAAATGGATAGAACAATACTAAGAATTCTTGAAAAAGAGGCCGAAAGACAAGAGCATGCTCTTGAGTTAATTGCTAGTGAAAATTTTGCTAGTGATGCTGTTCGTGCACTTTGCGGGAGTATATTTACAAATAAATATGCGGAAGGATACCCAGGAAAACGCTACTATAATGGTTGCGACCATATGGACGAAATAGAACAATTAGCAATTGATTCTGTTTGTAGACTATATGATTGTAGCTATGCAAATGTACAGCCTCATAGCGGGGTCAATGCAAATACTGCAGTATTTCAGGCTTTTCTGAAACCTGGGGATAGAATTCTTGGCATGGACTTAGCGAGTGGAGGGCACCTCAGTCATGGAGCCCCTCCAACTCTAAGCGGCAAAGTATATGAAGCACATACATACGGAGTAAATGACGAAGGCTGGCTAGACTATGATGCTATTCTTGAGCAAGCAAAAGTAATAAATCCAAAGCTGATTATTGCAGGAGCTAGTGCCTATTCTCGACAAATAGACTGGGCAAAGTTTCGAGAAATAGCAGATACAGTAGGCGCTTTTCTAATGTGTGATATGGCTCATTACAGCGGGTTGATTGCGGGAAATGGGTACGACAGTCCTCTTCCGTTTGCTGACGTAGTAACAAGCACGACACATAAAACACTTAGAGGTCCAAGAGGTGGCATGATTCTATGGAATAACTCTGATTTTACGAAGAAAATTAATAGTGCAATATTTCCTGGTACTCAAGGTGGCCCACTAATGAATATTATAGCCGCAAAAGCACAGTGCTATACAGAAGCTCTTAATCCTTCTTTTGATGACTACATCAAGGATGTATTAGATAATGCTAAAGCTATGGCAAGTGTTTTTACAGAGAAAGGTTATAGCATTATTAGTGGAGGCACAGATAGTCATGTACTACTACTAGATCTTAGCAATAAGTCTCTGAGCGGTAGAAAGGCTGCCGATATGCTTGAAGATAATGGTATTACTGTTAATAAAAATGGTGTGCCTAACGATCCTCGTAGTTTTGTAGAAACAAGTGGTATTCGTATAGGTACAGCTGCAGAAACAACCAGAGGCCGCACTGTAGAAGATTTTGCAGCTATAGCTGAGCATATAGTAAATATTATGGAAGGCGAATGAAAGCAGTAATCAGCAATAGAATATATCTAGAGGTTACGGAAGAGTACAAGGACTTTTTGAATAAAGAGTTAACCTATACAATTCCTAGCTATAATCCAACAGATCCTCCTTTAGTAATCAAGAATATGTCTCGCGTTAAGACTAATCTAGTTACTATTCCGGTGGGGCGTACAGATTTAATACCGAAGGAATATGAAGTTGTTGATAAGCGAGTAGAGGTGCCTGAAGACTTTCCGGAATTTAAATTTCCTTTACGAGAGAGTCAACAAGCAGTCTTTGATGAAATTGAGGACAATGCTATAATTAATGCATGGGTCAGCTGGGGTAAAACGTTTACAGGTCTGGCTATAGCTGGCAAGCTGGGGCAGAAAACCCTAGTTGTTACCCATACTGTCCCCCTGAGAAATCAGTGGGCAAAGGAAGTAGAGAAAGTATATGGAATCACCCCCAGTATTATTGGAAGCGGTAGCTTTGATCTTTCTGGTCCTGTGGTTATTGGGAACACTCAAACTCTTTACCGTAATCTTCCCGCTATACGCAAAGTATTTGGCACAATTATCTTGGATGAAATGCATCATGTCTCGTCTCCGACGTTTTCGAAGATCATAGACACTAATTATGCTAGGTACAAGATAGGCTTGTCGGGTACTATTGAGCGAAAGGACGGTAAACATGTAGTATTCAGAGATTACTTTGGTAACACTCTGTTTAAGCCACCCAAAGAAAACTACATGCCACCCACTATTCACATTCTACGATCGGAAGTAAGATTTATGGATGGAAATAGAACACCTTGGGCAAACCGAGTAACACAATTAGCAAACAACGATGAATATCGACATACTATTGCCATGACTGCTGCGGCCTACGCCGCAAAAGGGCACAAAGTATTGGTCGTAAGCGATCGAGTTCACTTCTTGAAAGCATGCGCCGAACTGGCAGGTGAACGCGCTATTTGTGTTACGGGTGAGGTTTCGCATGAGGATAGAGAAACATACTTGTCTGAAATTAGAAGCGGTAATAAAGATATTCTTTTTGGTACTCAAGCAATATTTTCGGAAGGTATTTCAGT